GAGCTTGGCCGAGCAAATGGCGGTGCTGGGCACGTTGGGCAGCACCATGGATGGCGGGGAGGCCGGTGGCCTCTACAAGTCGTTCTTTGAGAACGTCAGCGGGGCCTCGGAAAAGCTCGGCATGTCCTTTGTCGACCAGCAAGGCAAGTTGCTGCCGATGATGGACATCCTGGACAAGCTCAAAGGCAAATTCGGGGATCTGTCGATCGAGGCCAACGGTAAAAAGCTCCGCGACGCCTTTGGTGGTGAAGCGGCTCGCCTGATTACCACCCTGATGGGCGACACCGGTCGCTTGAAAAACGGCATGGAGCAACTAGGCAATGTGCGCGGCCTGGAAAACGCCGAGCGCATGGCCAAGGCCATGGTGGACCCGTGGCAGCAGTTCGGCGCCGCTGTGCAGGCCCTGCGCATTGCGTTCGGCCAGTCATTGATCCCGATCCTGGCACCGCTGATGGATCGCCTGGTAGGCATCGCCAGCACGTTGACTCGCTGGACCCAGTTGTTCCCCAATATTACCCGCGTGATCGGCATCGCTACGTTGGTGGTGTTCGGGATCATCGCCGCCATGTCCTTGCTGACCTTGACTGTGGGCATGTCGAAGATGGTCTGGCTGGGCATGGTCACGGTGTGGAAAGTCCTGACCATGGCCGGCCTGCGCAGTATCGCCATGTTCCTGTACCACACCGTTATGGTGATCGGTTTCGTGGCCGGCCTGGTTCTGATGATTGCCTGGATGGGCCTGGTCAAAGGCGCGATGTTGCTGTGGCAGGGCGCTATCTGGCTGGTTAACACCGCGCTGTTGGCCAACCCGGTGACCTGGATCGTGATCGGCATCGTTGCCCTGGTCGCGGCCGTGGCGGCGGCAATCATTTACTGGGACGAGTGGACCAGTGCGCTGCTCAACAGCGAGGCGTTCCAGTGGGTCAGCGGCCAACTGACCGCGCTGTCTGAGTGGTTCGATTCGATGGGCGGCTGGTCAGCCATGGCCAGCGCGGCCTGGGACGGCATCGTCAACATCTTCAAAAGCGCTATCAACGGCCTGATCGAGATGTTGAACAAGATCCCGGGTGTGCAGATTGATGCGGCGTTCGGCGACATGCCGGCTGCGCCGGACTTGCCCACCATCAGCGCGCCACAGGTCGAGGCACCGTTGCTGCCGCAATTGGTGAGCGCTCCCCAGCAACCCATCCAGGCGCCGCCCCTGGTGATGGCTGCTACGTCGAAAGCACCGGCGCCGGCCATGCCAGCCCTCAACTCTCTGCAGCCGCGGACCCAAGCGCCGGCCCTGGTGCTGGCACCTGTGCCGGAAACCCCGGCGCCGATCGCGCAGCCACTGACCGCTCCCGAAGCCCCGCGAACGGCGCCGGCCCTGGTGGCAGCGCCGGCATTAAAAACGCCGGCGCCGATCGGGCCGCAACTACACGTTGCGCAGCCAACGCAACCGCCGGCTCTGGTCACCGCGTCCAAGCCGACCGAGAAGGCCGAGCAGAGCCAGCAACGGATCAACAACGCTGTGACCAGCCTGTCACCGAAACGGCCCGACGCCGTGCCCCGGGGCGGCTTGCTGGCCAGCATCCAGCACAACAACCAAACCCAAAACAAGGGCACCCACGTGGAGAACGTCAACATTCACACCGGTAAACCGATGAACCCGCTGGAGCTGGAAGGCATGTTGGCCATGGCGGTGGGCGGATGAGCGACTACATCGACCTGCTGATTGCCGACAACGACCTGGTACTGGACCCATCGCGTCAGCCGCTGCTGATCGAGGACCGGGCCAGCATCGCCCAGGACATCGCGCACATGATCCGCGAGAGCGGCTTGCTGGTCACTCTGGTGGCTGAGCGCAGCAAGCTGCGTCAGCGCGACTGCATCCAGCAATTGGAATTGCTGGTGGAGGCCGACGAACGCCTGGTACCGGGAACGGCACTGATTAAACAAGTGGAGTCTGGCCAGTACCTGGTCACGGCGAAAACGCTGAAATTTGGCGATATCGAGGTGACCCTGTGAGCGACGTAGATTTTAAGCAGGCTCTGGCAGACGGCGGCATCCCGGTCACTGAGGAAGGCTTGCGCCAGGCGTGGGAAAAGGAAGTCACGGCCCAGGGTAGCAAGATGAGCAACACCAGCGCTTATTCGCCGTTCTGGCGGGTGATCACCGCCCTGGTGACCAAGCCGGTGCTGTGGCTGATCAACTTCGTCAGTGGCACGATCCTGCCGAACTTCTTTGTCAAAACCGCACGCGAAAAATGGCTGGATATGTTGGCCTGGGCGGTCAACGTCGAACGTAAAGGCGCGACCAAGGCCAAGGGCGTACTGCTGTTCACCCGCGATGTGCCGGGTGGTGCGTTGGAATTGCCCGCCGGCGTTGTGGTGCAGTCTGCAGCGATCAATGGACATATCTATCAATTGATCACCACCCAGGCCGTCACCTTCGCGGACGGCGTGCTGCAGTTGGAAGTCCCGGTAGAGGCCCAGGAAGTTGGCAGCGGCTACAACCTGGCCCCGGGTTACTACGCCATCCTGCCGGTGCCCATTGCCGGCATCGTCCAGGTGGTGAACGCGGACGGTTGGCTAATTGCACCAGGTGCAGATCCAGAGCCGGATGATCAGCTACGTTTGCGCGTGCGCAACCAGTTCTCGGCGGTCAACCAGTGGCACACCGATTCGGTGTACCGCGCCATGATTTCCGCCTTCCCAGGCGTGCGGCCGGACGGTGTTTATTTCTTGCACGGTGCGCCCCGTGGCCCAGGCAGCGCTAATGCCTACGTGCTGTTCGAAGCGGACGTGCCGGCGGCGACCTACTTGCAGCAGATCAACGCGCACATTCGCGACCAGGGCAACCACGGCCATGGTGATGACCTGCTGGTGATGGTCATGCCCGAGACCCAGCACACCTTGCGCGTGACCGTGTGGCCACGACCGTTGCTGACCGCCGAGCAGCGCACCAAGCTGCTGGCCGAAGTAGCCCAGTTCGTTCGTGCGGCCTTTCGCGAGAGCGGTGCCGGGGACTATCAGCCGACGCTGACCTTTCCCCAGTCCCGTTTTTCATTCAGCCGCCTGGGCGAAGAACTTCACCAGCAGTTCCCCGGCATTGAGTCGCTGCATTTTGACAATGCCGACATCGTGTCAGAGCTGAGCATTCCCAGGATCAAAACCCTGCAGGTGGTGCCGGCATGATCAAGCTCAATTTGCCGTTCTGGCTTGATGGCCCGCAGTTGGCCAAGTTGAAAGCCGCTGCCCAGTCCTGGTGGGAAAAAGTCGAGGGCTGGCTGCAGTGGCCGCTGTTGCAGATGGATGCCGACACCTGCCACCTGACCGTGCTGGACCTGCTGGCCTGGCAACGGGATATCAGCCGTTTCAAGGACGAACCCGAAAGTCTGTACCGACTTCGGGTCAAGTTCGCCTTTATCAATGCGGTGGACGCCGGCAGCACGGCGGGACTCAAACGCATCCTGCAGCGTTTGGGCGTGGGTTACGTCGAGATTGATGAACGCATGCCCGATCGGGATTGGGACGTGGTGATGTTGCGCCTTTCCGACTCCCAGCTTTCGCAAAACCCGGAGCTGTTGCGTGTGTTGATCCAGCAGTACGGCCGCACCTGCCGGCGCTATGACTTCGTGACCATCACACCCGTATCGCTGCGCATCGCCGCGGCTGACTTTAACGACGATCAGCAAACGCTGATTGCCAGCCTGTAGGAGCCTCTTGTGGGAGCCAGTATTACCCTTGCAGGTGAAAGCCTGATCGCCCAAAAACTCGGCGCGCAACAACGCCTCGAAGTCGTGTGTTTTGTCTTTGCCAACGTACCCGGGCTGAACCCGAACAGTCCCGTCAATCGCGCCGCGCCGAAGCCGCCAGCGGCGCAGATCGTCCACACCTATACGATCCCTTCCCAAAATATCGGGTTCGTTAACCCCAACCAGGTGGTCTACAGCTCGATGCTGGGTAGCGATATCGGGGACTTTGACTGGAACTGGATTGGCCTGGAAACCGCCGAGAACGTGTTGCTAGCCGTGGCTTACGTGCCGCTGCAGCAGAAGCGTAAGAATATTCCGCCGCAGCAGATCGGCAACAACGTTACCCGCAACATCCTGGTGGTATTCGACGGCGCCCAGGCGCTGACTGGCATCACCATTGACGCCAAGACCTGGCAACACGACTTTACCGTCCGCCTTAAAGGGATTGATGAGCGTGAGCGCCTGAGCAACCGCGATGTGTTCGGTCGGGCGTGCTTCTACCGTAGCGGCTTGCAGGTGGAGAAGGTCGGCACCAAGTACCAGCTCAAGCCCGGGATGGCATACGTCGAGGGTATCCGTCTGGAGCTGGCCAGCACCTTGATCCTCACACCTCCAGCGTTACCGGTATCGGTTTGGCTGGATGTCTGCCTGCGGCGTGAGCTGAACGATGTAATGGCCTCCTGGAAAGCGGTGTACGGCGCTAATCAGGTCGACTACCTGGACGCCGATGGTGCTCGGCATTACTGCATTCCTTTGGCGCACCTGGTGAACGCAAACCAGATCAATGATCTGCGCGAGGTCGCGCCCATCGATGGCCCGTTGGTGGATCACTTCGCGGCTAAAGTGGGCCATTACCCTGACTTGCGCTCAGGTTCTGCCACCCGACTGGCTAACCCGCGTGCGATCAATGGCGTGGCCTTTGACGGTACTCGGGACATCACCGTGCAGGACGCCACCAAGCTGCCGTTGGCCGGTGGCACGATGATCGGTGATGTGGTCTATGCGGCCGGCAACTACTTTGGCAGTTCCTGGGCGCGTGGGATGACGTTCACGTCCGGGGGTAACATCGTCGGCAGCATCGGTGGCTACGGCTCGTCCACCGGGTTCAAAACCTTGTTTATGGGCTTAGGCACTGATGGGTACATCACAGGCAACGGCGTGCGGGTTTCTGACACCGGTGTGGCGATCACGGGGAAACTGTCCGGCGACGGCGTGGGCTTGGTTAACCTCAATGCCAGCGCCCTGACTGCCGGAACGGTGCCCCGAGTTAACCTTTCCGGCACCTATGACATCAAGGTCACGGGCAATGCCGGTTCGGCTACTCGGTTGGAAACGGCGCGCCAGATCAACGGCGTGCTGTTTGACGGTACTCAAAATATCGCGATCGCTGACGGTTCTAAGCTACCGACCACCGGCGGCATTCTGACCGGCGGCGTGCAGTTCAAGGTGCCCATCATCGGCGGAGCATTTGCCAACTGGCAGGAGCGACTAACAGCAATTCAGATTGATTGCCCAACCAATGGCGCCGCGTATTCCATATGGAAGGGCACCAATTGGGGCGAGCGTCATTTGGCATCTATGGATGTGTACGCTGGCGGTTCTGCGAACTCGATTCCTTCGATTGTCATGCATGTTGGGGGAACCGTTTCGGCGTTCACCTTGGACGGTTCTGGCCATCTGACAATCAAAGGATCCTACTTTGGGGACGGCGGACAGCTGTACGGTTTAAACGCCAATGCATTGACCCTCGGTACGCTGCCCAAGGCTCGATTGAACGGTACTTACGATATTGCTGTGTCGGGTAATGCGGCCACCGCGACCAAGCTGGCCACGCCTCGACTCATTAACGGTGTAGCGTTCGACGGCACCAAGAACATCGACATCAATGACAATTCTAAGCTGCCACTGGCCGGCGGTATGGTCACAGGCACCGTGCGCTTCGACTTCAAGGACATGGGCGGCGCGTTCAATGACTGGCGCGCGCGCTATCCGGCGTTGCAGGTCGACTGCCCCGCCAATAGTGCTGGCTATATGGTGTGGAGGGCGACCAACTGGGGCCAGCGTCACCTGGCCGCTATGGATGTGTGGGCTGGAGGAGGCAATACCACCCCTGCATCGGTGGTGATGCACGTTGGGGACACCAACAGCGCGTTGACCCTTAGCGAAGGCGGGAATCTTCGTATCGCCGGCACCTACAACGGTAACGCGGCCGGGCTGACCAACTTGCCCCAGGCCACTCCTGAGGTGCCTGGGGCTGTGCTGAAAAACACCGCATCGCTGGGTCCGAACGGTTGGTGGAAGTGCGCGCAAACCGGTGTGATCAAGCAATGGGGCATCACCCTCGGCGCTGCGGATGACGTCAACTTTCGAAGTTTTCCTATCGCTTTTCCAAACCGATGCGTCTCCCTCGTCGCCTCCCGGACCAGCCTTTTCTACAGCGACGTAACGTCGGGCACTAACACCATGATTGTCAGCAATGCGCAATTCTCCGTGATATCCGGCCCATTCAACTCCCCCGATGACATTTATTGGGAAGCCACAGGCTACTGACTTATGAGCATTTTCTTTCACGCAGTGACAGCAGGTTTTTATGATACCCGGGCCCATGGAGACCGCACTCTGCTGGTCCCTGATCCAAAGTGGGTGCATCCATTGATCAGCATTCCAGACCCTAACTGGATGGCGACTGAGGGAGGCCAGGCCAAGCCCCCGATGATAAAGATGCGCGATCCTAAAGCTACGCCGCCACTGATCGAAGTCCCTAATCCGGACTGCAGCTTACCGCCGGACGGGGAACTGCTGGAGATTACACCGGGCGAGTACCAAGCGCTGTTCGCCGCCCAGGCCCAAGGCAAGACGATTCAAGCGTTAGGCGGTCGGCCTGTGGCTGTCGATCCGCCGCCTTTGACGTGGGAGCAACGCAAATCCGTGTACGTGACTAGCGTGCAAGCATTCCTGGACAAAACAGCCAAGTCTGCCGGCTATAACGACCTCAAGGACGTTATCAGTTACGTGGATGAACCCTCGGTACCAAAGTTTCAGGTCGAGGGTATAGCGTTCCGTACTTGGCGTTCGCTGTGCTGGGCGTACTGCTACGATCAGTTTGCGGCGATCGAGCAGGGCAAGCGTGAGACACCGACCAGCGCCGAGCTGATGACTGAGCTGCCTGCCCTGGTGCTGCCAAATGCCTGATATGACCTGGTCGCCAGTGACAATGCGCTGGCCTGCCCGAGCCACCGAATGGATGGGCCAGCTGTCAGCCGCCCAGGGCTTGGCCGGCGGCGAACTGGCCAGCACGACCAAGCGCCTGGCGGACCTAAACGGCAAAACTACTACCAACCCGGGGCCGGTGGGTGACGCTGCCAAGGTCGCTATCGTTGCCGGCCGTGGGGCATTGGCTGATCAGATGGGCGAGGCCCCGGCGTGCCTGGTGGTGACACCGTTTCAAAGTGGTATCGGCCAGGGGCGCGGCTATCACCGCTTCCTGTCTGCGCCAAACCTGCTGCAGCAGCTGGCCGGCAAACTGGTGGACGTGAGCGACACCGGCCGGCCGGATGGCCCCCAGTTCGCGCTGTGCCTGATGTTCCTGGCCACGCGCTTTGATCAGCTGGCCGAGAGCCTGGCGCGCTTCAATGCGCTA